CTTGAGATTCTTCTTGCCGTGCACGCCGAACTGCCGCTGGATGCGTTGCCGGGCCTGGTCAATCGTGATGGCCCCGTTGCACTGTTTCACCAGCCGCTTCGCGAGCGTGCGAGACGGCGCGTCGGGGTGTGACCGTGCCAACTTCCTGGCCATGTCCGTGATAGGGTCACTTGCCATCGGCTACCTCCCTATGCAATTTCGGAAAACACGTTGGCCGCGATTGCCCCGAAAATGTGCGGCGACGGCCTAAGTGATTCTTCAATGCTCAAAAGCCTGTCGCTCGGCATTAGTTGCGTCAGCGTTTCATCCGCATACGGCGACAACTGATACCACTGACGCAGCAGCCGGGCGACTCCGTACCAAGCTAGGTAGACGTTTGCGGCACGGTGATACCAAGCAGGCGTAAGGCCGAGCCCAGCATGTGCAGAGAGTTCAGCGAGAGCCATGGTCTCGCACTCACGTTCGCACTCAAGGATGACACGTAAAGCGTCATCGCGCTGCTGCGGCGTCAACTCGACGACTCCTTGCAGCCATGCGTCAAAGACATACCAGGCACAGCAGTCGCCGCCGAGCTTTGCAGTCCACGTTGGCGACTTGCTCTGCCATTGCCGGAAATGTTGATACTCGTGCACAAACACAGACAGCCAGACTTGTGGCGACACGGCTTGAGCAACAAAGAACGTCGGACCGTCTTCGTCAAAGTAGCCGCCAAGTTTTCCGCCACCAAAACCGCTGCTGTCTTCGGTCGCCAACGTGACAGTAACGCCCGACGCCTGCATGTCAGCAACGGCAGCCGACACATACCGGCGAGCATCTTCCGTAATGCCGTCCATGCTTCACCTTGTGGCAGCGACGTGGCCGCAGACCACGCCAGTTAGTGCGGTCGGAAAGCCGGCCATGTCGCGTCCTTTCGCCCGTCAGTGTCGCGGGACTGTCAACCGAACACGGCTTTCGCGTACCGTTGGGCGAACCGCCTCGCTCGCATCTGCACGCGAGTCCCCCATTCGTTGAGCCACCGCTGGCGAGCCTCACACCCGCACCCGCCGGGAGTGCCCTCGGTGCGAGTCCACCGCTCGACTCGCTCCTTGGTCACGCCAACGCGAGCCAGGCACCGCTCCACAAAGTCGCCCAAAAGGAACGGCCGCCACACTTCGACCGGCGGCGGGCGGCACTCGCGAAACGTGGGCAGCCGCCGGGCCTGGTGTCCGCAAACGCGGCACCGCAGATCGACGCTATCGTAGTCGCAGCGGGTCACGAGATCGTCGCGGTGTAGGCAGGAGTGTCGAACGCCCCAGAGACCAGCGTGTACGCCCCAGCCGGTGGCGAACAGACCGGGAAATCGATGCAATCGCAGCCAGGGTTGTACGCGCCCGGAACGAACTCAAACTCCCCGGCATACAGGTTAATCCGAAGCCGGCATTTCTTGTAGCACGTATCGTCGCAGTCTGCGGCAACGAATGTATTCAATGCGCCAGGGCCAGTGTTAGACAGCGTCGCACATGGCTCTATCGCAGCCTCTAGCGTGAACGCATAGGTAGTTCCCTCAAACACATACGAAAAGCCGCCTTCCCATAGCGTAGTGTTCGCGTTGGTGCTGATTAATCTGCTGCCTCGGCTCAGTACGTAGTCTCCCTCTGCGGGCCTGCCGAACGAGCTCTCAATCAGATATTCCAGGTTGATGGTAACCTCGGCCGGCGTGGCCTCTTCGTTCAGGCAGCACGAGCCACAGACGCCGGTCGCGTGAGATGAGCCGCCAGCGATTGAGGGAACTACCGGGGAGCCCGTGGCATCCTCGACACTGCCGCCGCCAGAGACAACGGTCGCGGTGACATCGTTAAACGCGGTCACGCTCTGGGCCTTGTCGGGAAACTCCAGCGTAAAGCTACTGCAATTCGCGATCTGTTCCTCGGTGGTCAGGCTGACGAGCGGGGCTTGCAGCAACGACTTCGCGGGCTCGGTACTCTTGTCTTGGCGGTACTCAAACACAATGGCTGCAGAAGAATACGTGCCGAGAGCCAGAGGGTTGCACAGATAGGCCCGGTACTCGCACGCATAACTCTGAATGTTGAAGAAGCTCCCGAAGAACTTACTGCGGGCCAGCACGAACGACTTGCCGTTCATGTAGTCGCCCATGCACCATGTATTGGGAAACCCCGTGGCTTCGTAGCCACTGCCGCCGTTAGTTATCGTGACGCTCGTGATCTTGCCGAACGTCGGGCTATCGGGGTCATCGTCCACGTTCGCCGCGAGCACCGCCCCGGCTCCATCGCTCGGATCAATCTGCTCGAGCACTACGGTGATAGCAGCGACCAGCGCCGGTGCGTCGGGGTCTTCGCCGTAGTACGCCCCGCCGTCCGACAGGTCGATACTTTCAATCTCGCCGACATTTGACGTCTGGATCAACGCAAACGCTGCGGATTGCTGGGTCTCGCCAGCCCCGAGCGTGAACACGATCTGCCCGCCATCGGTGTACCCGCTGCCGCCATCAACAATCGTGAGCCCCGAGATGGTCCAGTAAGGCAGTCCGCACTCGTCCTCTTCTTCCGTGAGCGTCACGGTGATGTCGGCTCCCGAGCCGCCGGGGCCATCGGCAGTGATGGTCGGCTCAACGCGGGCCAGTGTCGCGTAACCGCTACCGCCATTGTTGACCGTCACGCCCGTGATGACGCCGGCCGCCGTGGTCGGGCTGGCTGTGGCCCCGCCGCCAAAACAAGAATCAAACGACACGAACAAAGCCTGGAACGCCGGGCCGACATCGGGATACCCGTCGAATGTCACCGTCACCGTGTCAGGCAGCTTGCCCGTCGCACACTCGCCGCAAGGGATGTCGCAGCACGGGCTGCACGATGCCCCGAGCATGAAGCCCAGCGGATAGAGCGAGAGGGAGAACGCCAGCACCGCCAGGAGCGGAATGGATGCCGGCTCAATGGATGAGAGCAAACTCCACAGCATTAGTCGCACTCTGCCGCGATGACGTACCAACCGAAGCCGTTATTGCTCACGGCAACCCAGCGGGCAGTACTGGCAGTTTTGGCCGGTATGTTGGCGAAAATGTTGTAGGCGGCCACGGTAAGCGCTGATGCCGTGGGAATGCCGTTTGTTCCAGGAGTCCCGCCTGTAATCGTAATGGTGCGTTGCGACTGCTTGCTCCAAGCGGCCGAGCCGTGCGTGCCCAACATTAGCCGCACGCCGGGGGCCGCACCCTCTGCCACAGGGGACTGGAGCCGGATGGTGTGAGGGTGCTTCTCAGTGGAACGCACCACCCGCCCGATCCGCTTGGCGTCGCCGTCAGAAAAGCCATACGTGGCCATGCGTCACTCCGCGAGGATGATGTACCGCAGATTGGCCGGCGTGCCGTAGCTCCGTGCCCCCACGCTCACGTTGCCGATCAGCGGCAACATGGCAGGCTGACCGCGACGCAGCTGCACGAACTCGTGCAGGTTGGTCCCGTCGTACTTGCCCAAGGCGATGTAGGCGGTGCCCGAGGTGGCAGTCGAAAGATTCCTGAACGAGGCGTAGCCGGCCGTGGTCACGTCGCCCAGGGCAATGGTCTGCACGGCGTTACTACCAACCACGACCACGCCAGAGGCGGCCCGCTGCGTCGTCTGATCGACGCGGGTGGAGTCGGACACGGATTCGTCATAGTTGCCATTCCGCACGGCGAGCGAAAGGCTCAGGGTGATTTCGTTTGCCATTAGATGCCAGCCTCAGTAAAGAATGAAGTGTCCATAATCTCAGACGGGTACGGGTACAGGTAGCGAATCCTTAACTCCGGCGGCTCATCGTTTCCTGTGCCGCTGAACGGCTCGACTTGCCCGTTGCCGTTGAGCGGAACGGGCTTGCTGACGGGATTGCCGGCATTGTCCAGGATGGCCTGCCGCTTGCCGTTTACGATTTGGTTGAAGCCGATGTCGTAGTACTCAATCGACCAGTTGTTGGGCTTGTAAAGAAACTCAACGCTGACGCTCCAGACTTGGTTCTTTGCGTCGAAGTCGGCGTTGTATCCAACGCAGCGAACGGTGTAATCGGCCTTGTTTCCCCCAGGGGCAATGTTGAAAAACCCGATGTTGCACGTATTGACGTAACCATCCAGCGCGTCAAAGTTGGGAGCGAGCACGCGGGTGTTCGTGTACGTCATCCGCAGCAGGGACGTATCTTCTTCCAGACCGTCCACCGGATCGCCGGCCGAGTTTTGTGCCGTCTTTTGGCCGCCGCCAACCTGCGGCTTGCCGTTTGTTTCGGCCAGCGTTTCCCACCCCAACGCCGGCTCAGTCACTGACGTTGTCTGAATCGACCACCGCTGGAAAAACTCCGGCGTGAGCAACTGCGGCTCCGGCAGGCCAGGCCCCTCGGGCTTGCCCACATACCGCACAGACATGACAACTGCGCGTTCGTTGTCTTTGTAGTGCGACAGGTCGCGAGAGTTGACGTACAGATCGATGCCGCCAACCTGAATCAAGTCTTTGAGTCGCGGAAGTCTTTTGTTGCCTAGGTTGGCCCACGTGGCCTGGTTGTCCAGAATGTCCGCGAAAGACGGGTCTTTAGTGTCGGACAGAATCAGAAAATCTTCCGACCCCGTAAACTGTGCATCGCCCTTGTCGCTGAGCGTTTCGGTCAGCTGCAAACTTCGCAAAATGCGGGCGTCAATGATGGCCATGGTTACACCGAGATGCTCGCGAGCCCAAAGCCGCCCGAGGAACTAAGGGAGGAGTTTAGTTCGTCCAGTTGGTCGACCATTTCGCCAGTGTTGTCGGCCGTCTCTTCTGCGGCCTTTACACCATCCTGGCGAGGGTCGGCACCTCGAGCGATGGCGTTACGAAACGCTTCGCCCTCGCCTGTGCCAACCACCATTGCCTGCAACGCCGCACCGCTGGCCCGAATCGCCGGAGCGATGGATCCGGCAATCGTTTGACCTGCCGCCGCTCCAGCTGCGGCTCCTGCTTGCTGCATTTTTGCGGTGACGCTGGAGAACTCGGCATCGAACGCCGCGAACGGGTCCGACATGTTCCGCACGCCATCTGCGAAGTTGTCGGCGGCAGCCTGGCCCCACAGCTCGGCCTCGTCACCGGCGGCAGTAGACAAGCCCGACACGGAGTCGGCAGCGCTACGAAGGCCGGACGACAAGCCCACGTCCATGCCGGGGAGCGCTTCGGCTGCGTCCGCCATCGCGGACAGCATGTTACCGATAGCCTCAGTGACGGCAGAAAACGCCCCAAGGGCTCCCGTGATGAACACGCCAAGGAAAGAAGAAAGCACCTGGAACGCGCCGTAGAGGAACGTCACGGCACCAGCCACGCCTCGAATCGCTTGACCCAAAGCATTGGCCAGCGTTGTGGCCATACTCCAACCGCTCGCGTTGTCGGCAAAGAACTTCACAATCAGGTTGGCAACGGTCGCAATCGCGGGAGCCAACTCAGCCAAGAACTGATTGATGAAACCTTGCGTCACCAAGCTCAGCCTGCCCATGGCATCACCCATAAGCGCAATGCCAGCAACCTGGTCGTTTCGCAACTTGACGCCAAGGTTTGTCATTAACAAATCCATCTCGCCAATAGCGGTGCTGCCTTGGCGGATGAAGTTCAACAAGCCCTGGCCACTCCGGCCAAAAATGTCGATGGCAGCAGCAGCCTGCATGTGCGGAGGCAGGGCAGCGATTCTTTGAGAGATAAGCTCAAACTGCTGGGCGGTTGAAAGACCGGCCATGTCGTTCATCGTCAACCCTAAGCGCTCAAACGCTTTGGTTGCACCTGGCGCGCCGCTTGCCAGTTGACCCACCATCCGGGACGTACGACGCAGCCCGCCGACCATCATCTCCTGGCTGGCACCAGCTTCTTCTGCCACCTTGCCGAGTACCTGAAGTTCGCCGCTGGCAACGCCAAGTTCTTGGCTTAAATCATCAATAACTTCCAGCTCTTTGGCCGCCCGGCCAAAAGCCGCAAAGATGCTGACCAGGCTTGTGAGGATCAGCAGCGGCGCGAGCAGCGACTTAACAGCCACGCTCAACGCTCTAACGCCAATAGACGCCACCGTGGCCGAGCGGCCAGCCCCGACAAAGCCGGCGGCCATGGCAGTCAGCCGGCCGCCGATGCCCTGAGCCTGCCCGGCGAATCCGCCCAGCTGCTTACTGGCTCGGCCCAGCCCAGCGGTCAGGCCGCCTGTGCTGGCCGTGATGGAGACGTTGACGCGACCGAAGTTCTTGGCGGCCATGGCTCACCTCTTGGCCGATTGGAGAATGCGGAACATCTCCTGCGGCGTCTGGCCACGCTTCGGAACCGGCATGAAGTCGTGCGGCTGCATGGCCGGCTTACCCTTGGGACGGTTGCTGTTGTAGTTCTGTGCCATGAGCACCGCGTCCCGTAGCCACTCGTCGCCCCACGGCATCAGCTGAAAGGCGGCCATCCACCGCTCGAGCTGCCACCACGGGATCTGGTCTGCCAATCCTCCTGGCCCTTCGACGTTCCACTCGCCGAGTTGCAACGCCAGCCGGTACAGGAACAGCAGCACCGGCCGGCTTTCTAGTTTTTTGCGGCGTCCTCCAAGGCGTCCGTGTTCAGGCCGTTCAGCTTGAACCCGGCGTCCACGATGGCCTGCACGCTGTCGCTGTCCAACTCGCCTATGGCGTCGGCGTCATTGTCCGTGAACATCCGCGTGCCGTCCTCGTTCACGGCCAGCAGGGCCACGACCTGAGCCCGCACGTTCCGCAGGTTGACCTTGCCGGGGATGCCCCCCGTGACGATTTCCTCAAACCGGTCGCGGTCCCGGGAGGTGAACTTGGCCACATACACCGTGCCCAAGCCCGGAACCTCAACAGGTGCCCGAGGTCGCACGTTCCGCTTGGCCAGAATCTCCTCGCGTGTCAGAGCCACAGTCCGCGCCTCCTGCTGCTTAGATGTTGAGGTTGCCCGACAGCTTGATGGTCAGCGTGCCGGTCATCATGTCGTCCTTCGGGGCCGAAGCCTCAAATGACGATGCGTAGCCAAACGCACTCCAGACGGCAGTCGCAGTCCCGCCGTTGGCAAAGTAGATGTTGCACGCTTGGTTGCTGGCCACGTTGGTCAGGAGGTTGAGCGGGTTGAGCGACGGGTCGTGGTGAATCTCCAGCGACAGCTCGCCCGGGTCGTAGTACTCGCTGGCGATAAACACCTTGCCGCCCGTGGTGAGCAGATGGCTGGCATCGACCACGTCGCGGCTCACGCCGCCGAGCGAGACGCTGTTGACTTTGTAGTGGGTCGCGGCGCTGCCGACGATGGTGCCGAACGCAACGAATGTGCCCTGTCCGATGTCTACTGCCATAGTCTGAGCCTCCTTGCTCAGGGTTCTGCGTATGTAACCTCGACCGAAAGATCTGTGCGGTAAACCGGCAGCTGCTCGCCGCTAGGGGCGATTTCCTGCTGGTCGTCGTCACTCCTCACGACAGCCAGCCGGATGCGGTCGGTCCGCTTGTATTGTAAGGCGGCCTTCACGGCACGCGCGAGGTTTCGCACCTCGAGCAGGGTGGTTGA